AGATGAACTAACTCAATATACAAACTTACAAACAGGAGAGAGCTTTTACGACTGGATATGGAGAAACGAGAATGGAGAAATAGTGGCTTATGGAGATAGAGATTTTAGAGATAGGGTGTTCGGTGGATTGATGAATAGATTTAATCGTGAACAGTGGGACTTGCTTGATCCTTTTGCAGAGGTTGCACCAATAGTGGGCTTTGATTTTTATCACTACAGATCAAAGTTCTGGTTACACGCATATGGAAACTACATACTACCATATCACCATTATATAAAAGGCGATGAGGATTATTCTTACTTACACAGAAACAACTTTGGTAAAGGTGGATTAATAAAAGATGCACAAGAAGAACAGTGGGAAGATTATCAAGCAGGTATAATATTAGGTTGGAAGATTAGTAAAACACTTGGACTATTTATTGAAGGAGAATACATAAAGTTCTGGGATAGTGAGATACTCAATAGTTCAGTAGGTCTAAATTTTAGATTATGATTTCAAAACATATATCAGATAAAGAAGCAACAAAAAGCATAACTGCCTTGAGATTAGGCATAGACAATACACCAAATGGTACTGCATATAACAATATGAAAACACTTGCAGCAAATGTCTTTGAGCCATTAAGGGAGTGGGTAGGTGGTCCAATAAAGATTACATCAATGTATCGAAGCCCTGAATTATGTGATGCTTTGGGATCAAATGGCAGAACTTCTCAACATACTAAAGGTCAAGCTATTGACATAGATGACATATATGGACACAAAACAAACGCAGAAATGTTTGAATATATAAAAAACAATTTAGAGTTTGATCAACTTATTTGGGAGTTTGGCAACGAAGATAATCCAGACTGGCTACATATTAGTTATGTTGATTTAGAAAAAAACAGAAAACGTATACTAAAAGCAGTAAGAGATCAAGGTAAAGTTAAATACATAAATATTACAAATGTCTAAAAAACCCTTCAAAGAAACCACAGTAGGTAAATTATTATTCGGTGCAGCAACAGTTATTAATCCAACGCTAGGCAATGTTTTAAATGGTGTAACAAATCCAAAAGAAGCTATTGCAGAAATTACAAAAGCAAAAATATCTACTGATGATAAAATAAAACTACAACAATTAATATACGAACAACAAAACAAAGAGATAGAGTCTATCACAAGTAGATGGCAAGCAGATGCTAATAGTGATAGTTGGTTGAGCAAAAATGTAAGACCACTTGTACTTGTGTGGTGTATTGTTGTTTTTTCTTTTGCAGGTCTATTAGATAGTATTGATGATGTACCTTTTCATATCGGAGAACTTTGGAATGATACATTTGAAAAAGTTATGATGGCAGTTGTTCTCGCTTACTTTGGTGGTAGGACTACAGAAAAAGCAACAAGTATGTTTAAAAAGTAATGGCTCGGATCAAAGCACATATTTATAAAACAAAATCAAAAAAAAGAAAAGGGATCCACGCAAAAACAAAAAGCAGTAAAGTCAAGTCTAGTAAAAACTATTTAAAAAGATATAAAGGTCAAGGTAGATAGTTATAAGTATAATATAATATAAGTATAATATAATACTTGTATAATTATAAAATATAAATAAAAATCACATAAAAAAAATTTTTTGGTATATTTATACCACTTGAGAAAGAAAAGCCGTAAAAACATTATTAAAACACTCGACAAAGAGTTTTCAGAGTATATAAGAAGAAGATATGCAAAAAATAACATAGCAGAGTGCTTTACTTGTGGTAAAAGGGATCATTGGAAAAAAATGCAGTGTGGTCATTTTCAATCAAGAAAATATTACAGTACAAGATGGAACGAAGATAACTGTCAAGTACAATGTGTTGGTTGCAATATGTTTAAAGGTGGAGAACAGTACAAATTTGGTTTACAACTAAATAAAAAATTTGGAGATCAAAAGGCAGAAAAATTATTTTTATTAGCTAAAAAAACAAAAAAATTTATTAATTTTGAGCTCTTGGAAATGATCGAATATTACAGAAAATTAAACGCATCTCTCTAACTTCTTGAGAGATTTTTATGTTTATTTATTTGAGGGGTTAGCTTTTGTTAGCCCCTTTTTTTTTGGAAGTTTTATTTTTTTTTATTATTTTTGATATAAATAAATAAATATGAAAAAATTACAAAAAACATTTTCCGACTATTGTCAAATGCTTGTGGATCACACAAGAGTTATGGAAGAACTACAAAAAGAAATAGAGCTAACTGATAAATTTTTAAAAGATGAATAACGATAAATTTATAGATTATTCAAAAGATATTATTGAAAAAAAATTAATTCAAGTGAAAGAATTTGAAAAAAAGTATGGAAAGTCTGACAGAACAAAAGCTTGGATTAAATGGTGTACTGATGCTAATTATCGTGAAAGAGAATGGCATTTTAGAAAATATTTAGCAAGTATAAAAATTAATGCAGATACTTGGAACACATCAATACCTTTTATATTATAATTATGAAAAAAATACCAAAAAAAAGCAGTATAAATGTTAGAATTACAAAAGAAGATAGAATAATGCTAGATCTCAAAGCACAACAAAAAGGAGTAACAACAACAAAATTAGTTAGAGATCGGATAATTAATTTTCTAAAACACAATTAAATGGACTTTTTATTAGCACAAATCGATCAGTTAAAAAAAGACAGGGCAAAACTGATGGAAGAAAACAAAGAATTAAGAATGCAACTAAATGATGAAAAGATCAAAAATAGGTTGTTAGATGCAAAAAATGAAATACTATTTGATCAAAATAGTGAAACTTATTTTAACTCAAAAAAATAAACAATGAAAAAAAATAATCATTTTCCAATAGAAAATAAAGTTACAAATGATTGTAGAATAAAAATACAAGAAGAAAAAGTAATTGAATTTCTAAAAGAAAACAGAGTAATACTAGCAAAGCTTGGCTATGAAATCAAAAAAAAATTACCTGAAATTTCTGAATGATAATTATTTTTTTGAAATTGGCTATACAAAAAAAGAAAGTAAACTTAAAAATAATAAAACAATAAATAAATGGAATATAATAGCATACATAAAAAATACTACACACAAAAAGATTTAAGCGAAATTTATAATATAACACCTTGGAAAATTAGTAGTGCATTAAAAAAACACAAAGTGCAATCTGTAGGTAAAATAATTAATAAATTTGGTATGCCTTCGAATGTATACTCAGCGAATGATATAAAAGAAGAAATGTTTAAAAAACTACCAGTTGGTACAATAATTTTAAATGATGGAACAATTTTAAATTAATATATTACAAAAATGGAATATACAAGTACAATAAAATCAATTTTTAAAAAGGAAAGCTTTAACACAAAAGATGGTGCATTGATGCATAAATACGTTGTTGAGTTTGCAAATGGTCATAACCCAAATGTTTTTACAACAAAAGATCTTGACTATAATGTGGGGGATGAGGTAACATATAATTTAGATCAAGCAAAAAACAAAGCTAAGTTAATGCCAAAAAACATCAACACATATTCAAACCCAAAAGATGATATACAAAAATATATTATTAGGCAAAGTTGTTTAGATCGTGCAACTGAATTATTAAAGGATCGTAACTATAATTGGGAAGTAGAAACAAATAGAAAAAAATTAACAGACTTAGCAGAATACCTTAAAAATTATGTATACAATGGATAAAGAAAATAAAAAAGAAATAAAGTTTATAAGTGGCATATATGCTAAACAACACAGAGACTGGTGTCATAGGATTGCAATTAACGTAAAACAATTTGAAGAACAGTTTAAATTTTTTAAAGAAAATGCTAATGAAAAAGGCTTTTACGAATTTGAAATGCTAAAAAGCAAAAAAGGTAAATTGTATTTTAAGGAAAAAGATTTACCAATAGAAGAAGTTACTTCCAAAGATCACAGCCCAGACAGAGATTCACTACCATTTTAATTTTTATATTAGCTAAATGTTAATTAACTATGATGATGAAATTGACAAGCTAATAAAAATCAGACAAGGCAAAGTTACAGAGGGTTATAAATTAGATTTATCTGAAATAGATGAATACTTTAGATTTAAAAAGGGCAACTTCAATATTATACTTGGACACGCAAACACAGGCAAAACCACTATAACACTTTTTTTAATGTTGCTTTATTCATTAAAGCACAAAATAAAATGGCTTGTATTTTCTAGTGAGAACGATAGCCACACAATCATAAAAAAACTTATTGAGTTTCTTGCAGTACAACCAATAAACAAAATACCAACAGATCAGTTTGACAAACACGCAAAATTTGTTTTTGATCATTTTAAATTTATTGATGCACAAGAAACTTACACTTTTAAAAATTTAATAAAGTTTGCAGAAGCAGTAAAAGATGCTTGGAACTACGATGGGTTTTTGATTGATCCTTATAATAGCCTGTTTAAAGATCGTGAGCTTATGCAAGGTATTAATAGCCACGAGTACGATTATGAAGCAACAAGTCAAATGAGATTATTTTGTAAAAAGCACAATATATCTATATGGCTGACAACACACGCAAACACAAATGCCTTGAGAATAAAACATCCATTACAACACGATTACGCAGGTCATCCTATACCTCCACTAGCAAGTGATGTTGAAGGTGGTGGTAAGTTTGTAAACAGGGCAGATGATTTTATTGTAGTACATAGATACACCCAGCATCCAACTGAATGGATGAATAATCACGTACATATTAGAAAAGTAAAAGACAACGACACAGGTGGCAGACCAACCCCAATAGACAACCCTATAATATTAAAATCAATTAAAAATAACGTAGGGTTTGAACTAAATGGAAAAAAAATACTAAATTTAGCATTGGTTGAACAGATCAATGCACCCTTCTAAACAGAAATACTATTTAACAAAGCGACACAAAGACTGGATACGTATATCTAAATCTTTTGGTGCAGATGATTATGCAGAGGATTTAGTACAGGAAATGTACATAAGAACTCTAAAATATATTGACAATGGTAAAGATTTGTCATACAAAAACGATATTAACTATTTATACATATATCAGATGCTTCGGCATATGGCTATTAATCTTTTGCTAAAAAAAAGGAAAGTTAGTGTTATTAATATAGACAATGTTAAAAATCAAACCAAAAGTGCACAAGAAATAAACATTGAAAAAATTTATGTTCAGATCAATAAAGAGCTTGATAGTATGTTTTGGTACGATGCAAAAATATATAGAATAATAGAAAGTGGCGTAAGTATAAAAGAATTAAGCAAAAAAACAAAAATCAGTTATTATAGTTTATACAGAACATACAATAAAGTTAAAAACAAATTAAAAGAATTATTATGAGATTAGGAGACTTAGTATATTATATTACAAAATACACAGGCATCAGGTATATATGGAAAAAAATTTACCCTGATTGCAACTGTGATAAAAGAAGAGAAAAATGGAACAAGATAAAGCTTTAGATAAAAAGCTATGGCAACAAGTAACAAAAAGAATAGGCAACAATTTAGATTACGATGACTTTCTAATTATGTGTAAGCTACACGCAAAGTATAAAAAACACAAATATCACGAACCTAACTTTTGTAGTTGTAATGCAAAGAGAATTAATCAATGGATTAAAGAGGTGAGTGAGTGTTTAAAATAGATGAAATACATAAATTAGAAAAAGCAATAGTTGGTATTTATAATATTGATGGTTGGGATTTAAAATGGTCAGGTGGTAATTATGAGCATTATGATGCAAGAGGTTACACACCAAAAGGACACGAATGCGTAATAGAAATGAAATTTAGAAATGATTATTACGAGGACAAGTTACTAGAAAAATATAAGTACGACAAACTAATGGCTATGGATAGACATATTGAAAAGCTATATTTTGTAAACGATCCAAAAGCAAACTATCTTTTTTGGCTAAATAACTTAAAATTAGACAGGATCAAAACTATATGGTGCCCACAAACTACACTTTGGAACTCAAAAAAAATACAAAAAGATTGCTATTTGATCAATGAAAGTTTAGCACTTATAAAAAATATAAATTGAAGTCAAATATTTTTTTTATTTTTGTATAAATAAATAAACGTGAAAAGCCATCATATACAAATTTATAAAGCCTACTTTAATAATATTGCAGAGATATTAACCAAAGAATACGAGCAAACAAAAAAACCAACAACTAACGAAATGATACAATGTGTTGTGCAAATGCACCTATATACAAACACATTACTGATTGATTACAATATGTTGCAAGAAGAACATAGATCAACAATAAAAGAATACGAAAAAATTATAGATAATTTAAAAAGCAAATTAAATGAAGCAGATAACATTGTTAAACTCGGAAACTTGGGAAGTTCTCGATTTGGAAAACAAAATGAAAAATGATGATTTTTATTACGATTACCTTGGTAAAAACGCATTAAGTAGTTCATCAATAAAACACCTGTTAAAAAGCCCAAAAAAATATAAGTACATTACACAATATGCACAACCTATGACTTCATCAATGATGATAGGTTGGCTTACGCATTGTGCAATATTAGAGCCAGAAAAGTTTGAAAAATTAATTTTTATTGATGTTCAAAGTAGAAGAACAAAAAAATTTAAAGAAGCAAACGAGCAAAATAAAAATGTGTTTACAATAAAAGAAAGGGAGGAAGTAGAAAGATTACAAGATGCAGTATATAAAAACGAACAAGCATTGAAGCTATTGACAAAATGCGAATACGAGGTGCCAAAGATCGGATCTATAAATGGTATAGCATTTCGTGGCAAGGCTGATGTGTTATGTGGAAAAAAGATCGTTGACATAAAAACAACAAGTGATATAGAACTCTGGGATAAAAAAAAACAATATGTAACAGGAAGTCCATACAAGCTACACTATGATGTTCAGGCTTTTATTTATTCAACCATATTTGACATTGATTACAAAAATTTTGTATTTTTAGTTATTGACAAAGCATCATTAGACATTGGTATATTTGAATGTAGTGAAGAATTTTATAATAGTGGTAGAGAAAAAACTTATGAAGCAATATCTAGGTATCAACAATTTTTCGTGGATGGTGCTGACATTGATAGTTACACACTAAGAGGTACATTATGATAGTAAATATAGAAGAAATAAAATACAACAATAAAAACCCAAGGGTTATTAAAGGCTACAAGTTTCAAAAATTAGTCAAAAGTATTAAAGACTTTCCTGAAATGCTAGAAAAAAGACCGATAGTTGTAGATGAAAATATGGTTGTACTAGGTGGTAATATGAGACTTCGTGCCTGTGTCGAAGCAGGATTTAAAAAAGTAAATATAATAAAAGCAGAGGGATGGACTGAAAAACAAAAAGAACAGTTTATAATTAAAGATAATAGTAGCTTTGGAGAATGGGACTGGGATATATTGGCAAATGAATGGGAGATCAAAGAGCTATCAGAATGGGGCTTGGATTTGCCAAAGATTTATTTTGATGAGGACAAAGAGCCAGACATTGACAAAGACATATTTGACCACGAACTTGATACATATATAAATGCCAAAATTAAACAGATTACCTTGTATTTTAACTCTGATGAATATGAACAAACAATAAAAGATCTTATACAAATAAGAGAAAAGGAAGAGCTTGAAGATAATACTCAGCTTATTTTATATTTAATAAAAATGTATAAAAATGAATTATAAAACTTTTTTAATGTATTATGATCGTTATGAAAATAATACAACCTCAAGAATGCTTGATTTTGAGCATACAATATTATGCCACGAAAATGCCGACAAATTTAAAAACATTTCAAAAAAAGCTACTATAATAGAAACCAATTTACCAACTGGTATACAAAATAATTTTAATTATGCTTTAAGGACACTTGATTACGGTGAGTGGGCAATTTTTTTAAGTGATGATCTAATTGGTGGTAGAAAATTTAATGAAGAAAAATATGATTTTGTAGAATGCAGTGTTGATGTAGTGCTTAAAAACTTAACTGATACCATTGAAAAAGCAGATAAAATGGGTGTTGAATTTGTTGGTATGTCTTCTACTGGTAATGCCTTTTATGTAAAAAGCTCATACAGTTATTATGGGCTTGTTGACACAAGGTGTTGTGCTATTAAGAAAAGTGAATTTTTATTTCATCCAAATATCGGCTGTATCCCTGACTATTATTGTACTGCATATCATATGAAAAAAAATGGTAAGAATTTAATTTTAAACACTTTTTATTTAGATTTTGAAAGATACACAGATGGCGGTCTTGGTAGTATAGATAATAGGCTAGAACAAAAAATGCAAGAAATAAAAATAATGCAAAAATTATTTCCAGATAATGTTACTATAGTAGACAAACCAAACCACCCGAGAGGTAGTCACATAAGATTAACAAGATGAAAAGAATAGATGTAGAAAGAAAACCGATAGATAAAAAAAATTACATTAGAAGAACTGCACATTTGTCTGATGTATCAAGACACATAACAGAAGATGTAATTATATATCATCAAGACAAGCCGATACTATTATACAGAATACTACCAAAAAAGCCAACAGATGTTAGGTGGGCAGTAAAAAACATAAAGTATGGAACAAGTAAAAGAACTCACGGTTTAGTGAACACAAGCGCAGTATTCGGATATAACCCAAGACAAGAAAATAAAAGAGACTTTTGTAGTGCTAGTGCAATGGGAACAACACACCCTAAACAACATTATATAATAAGCAGATATGCCAAAGAAGTTGCAAAATTTTATCACGAGTTTTTTCCAAGAGTTTACAACGATCATAAAAACAAAGTAAAAGAAAAGGTAAAAAAACAATGGGTTATCAATGGTAGTGTATTTACAAGTGGCATCGTAAATAAAAATAATCAATTAAAATATCATTATGATAGTGGTAATTTTAAAAGTGTGTTTAGTAATATGATAGTTTTTAAAGGGGACGTGGATGGTGGTCATTTGGTTATACCAGAACTTGACATATCATTAGAGGTTGCTGATAATTCATTAACAATATTTGATGGGCAAGATTTACTCCACGGTGTGAGCCCTATTGAATACATACACGAACAAAGCTATAGGTATAGTATTGTTTATTATTCCTTGGAAAGAATGTGGCAGTGTATGACTGTTGATGAAGAAATAGCAAGAATACGATCAAAAAAAATGCAAAGAGAAATTAACAGAATAGATCCTGACCATTTGGATTCATTACGACAACGAAAAAGAGAAGCAAAAGATTATAAACAAAGCATTGAAAATGAAAATACTTAATTTATATTGTGGCATAGGTGGCAATAGAAAACTGTGGGGAAACAAATATAATATAACTGCAATTGAAAATATAGAAAAAATTGCTGATGTTTATAAAAATAGTTATCCTCAAGATACTGTTATAGTTACTGATGCACACGAATATTTGTTAGACCATTACAAAGAGTTTGATTTTATATGGAGTTCCCCCCCCTGCCCAACACACTCTACTACAAACTATTTTACTCAACATATAAGAAAAAGACCAGTTTATCCTTCAATGAAATTATACGAAGAAATAATTTTTTTAAAACATTTTTTTAAAGGCAAATATTGTGTAGAGAACGTAAAGAGTTATTATGATCCATTGATACCACCACAACATATTGGTAGGCATTATTTATGGGCAAACTTTAAAATACCTAAAATTAAAATGCCAAAAATTGACATAGGCAAAATGTGTGGTAAAAATCAAACTGCAAGTAAAAAACCATTAACCGAAAGAAATGCAGTAAACTCAAATTTAGGATTACACATTTTAGATTGTGCATTAGAAATAATCAAACATAAAAAGAGAAAACAGACAGAATTATTTTAAAAAAATGAACAAAAGTGAACACATAAAAAAAGGATTAATTGAAGCATTGGAAAAATCTTTAGGTATTGTTACAACTGCTTGTAAACAAGTTGGTGTCGGCAGAACTACTTTTTATAATTACTACAATGATGATAAAGAATTTAAAGCATCAGTTGATGATATTTCAAATATGAGTTTAGATTTCGCTGAAAGCAAACTACTAGAACAAATAAAAGATGGATCAACTGCTGCCACCATATTCTATCTGAAAACAAAAGGAAAGAAAAGAGGATATGTTGAAAGGCAAGAGATTACAGGTGCAAGTGGCATACCTACTGATGTCAAAATAGAAATTGTAGAGAATGCAAATAGATCTGAAAACTAATGTAGTATTCAAGCATCTTGTTGAAACAGAAAAAAAAATAATAGTAAACCAAGGTGGAACCAGATCAGGTAAAACTTATAATATTATTTTATTTATTATCTTTTATTATTGCTTACGAAATAATAAAAAGGTTATTACTATTTGTCGCAAAACCTTTCCTGCACTTCGTGCAACAGTTCTCAGAGATTTTATTACTATTTTAAAAAAGTATGAATTATACCGAGAAGAAAATCATAACAAGTCAAGCAGTGAGTATTCTTTGTTTGGTAATCTTGTTGAGTTTATTAGCCTTGATCAGCCTGTTAAAGTTAGAGGAAGAAAACGAAACCTATTATTTATCAATGAAGCAAACGAGCTATACTTTGAAGACTGGCAACAATTATTATTTAGAACAAGCGAAAAGATAATACTTGACTACAACCCAAGCGAGGAGTACCATTGGATCTACGATAAAATTATACCAAGAGAAGATACAAGCTTTTTAAAAACCAATTATTTAGATAATCCATTTTTAGAAAAAACATTGGTAGATGAGATCGAAAGATTAAAATATACTGATGAGCAATACTGGCAAATATATGGGCTAGGAGAAAAAGGGGTTAGCAAGGCTACTATATTTAATTATGTAGAATACAATATAATACCAAACGATGCAGAATTTGTTGCCCTTGGTATGGACTTCGGCTTTACAAACGATCCTACTGCAATGGTAAAGGTTTACAAAAAAGATACTGATTTGTATATTGAAGAAATGCTATACAGAACAATGATGACTACGCACGATATTCATAAGTTTTTAAAAAACAATATAATCAATCAAGTTATTTATGCTGATAGTAGTGAGCCAAGAATAATTGAAGAATTAAGAAGGATGGGCTGGAGTATTCGCCCAAGCTTAAAAGGTAAAGATTCTGTAAATGCAGGTATTGATCTTTTAAAAAGATTTAAGATACATATTCACAAAGATAGTGCCAACGCAATACAAGAGTTTAGGAATTATAAATGGAAAGAGGATAGGTCAGGAAAACTGACAAACACACCAGAAGATAATAACAACCACTTGTGCGATGCAGTTCGGTATGCTACTTATTCTATATTAAGTAAACCAAACTTTGGAAAATATGCAATAAGATAAATTTGGAAGTTTGCTAAATATTTATTATATTTATTGTAAATAAACATAAAATGAAAAATCAATTTGAAATAAATGGTTACAGTATTGACTACTATCTTCGTGGTAAATACGTTGGATCAATAAAACTAAATACTCCTGATCGTGATGTGATGGGATATATGGGGCGTATGGCTCACATAGCTGATTCTGATATATATATTAATAACAAAAAGTACAAAAAGGGTACACAATTCGTAACAGAGTGCGTTCCTTTGTGTGGTAAATTTATCGGCACAAAAAAAGAAAAAATAAATGCAATGTTAAATAGTAGGGTAGGATATGGAGAGCTTTAATAAATACAAATTCCTAGAAGAATTAAAGGAAGATTTACGAGATGAGTTTAACACAAGTGGTAAATATCCTGAGCCATCAGAAGATGACATAGAAGATTATGTTATTCAATATGTTAGCAACCAAACTATTTATTATTATGACTGCTGGAGAATATGCCTTGAATTTCAGCCAAATGATTTCGAGAACCCATCAACAGGCGAGAAAGCTAAAAACATATCACAGTTGGCATTTTATTGTTTGCTTGATTTTGTGATGCAAG